ATAAATAAAAATTACTATGGATTTAAAAGAAAAAATATTAGTTGCTTTAGGAATTGACAAAGAAGAAACTAAGCTCGGCTTCCAAGCCAAGTCGGATGACGGTACAATCTTTGTTTCAACTGCTGAAGAATTAGAAGCAGGGGTGGACATCTCAGTTTTAACGGAAGATGGCACGACAATACCTGTTCCCGCAGGAACGTATAAATTAGATACGGGTGTTTCTTTCAGAGTTGAAGATGAAGGTATTGTTGCTGAGGTTCTACAAAGTGAAACAGAAGAAGAAGAAACTGTTGAAGCAGCAGAAGATGATGGCAAAGAAGCTGATGTTGGCGATTGGGAAGGAATGGAAAAGCGAATTCAGAACTTAGAGGATGCCGTAGCAGATCTTAAAAGAGATAAAGAAGGTGGTGATGATGATGTTGAAGAAATGACTGAAGAAGTAACTGAGCCAACTACTAATCCAAAGTCTATAAAAACTACAGAAGTTAAAGAATTTTCAGCAGAAGAAGAATTAGAAAATCTTAAAGCAGAGAATGAAAAACTTAAAACGGAGTTAGCAGAAAGTCCTGCTGATGCTCCAATTAATACAAACAAATTTAGCTCAGAAAGAGCAGCTCCTACTAAGCAAGACTTTAGAAGAATGACTAAGCAGGAGAAATACTTATATAACTTATACAATAACTAAAAAAACAAAAAAATGGCGTTTACTACAACATCCAATTTCGCAGGGAAGGCAGCAGGTTTCTACATAGCCGCTGCCCTTAAAGAAGCGAAAAGCTTAGACTTCTTAACTATGATAGAAAATATCAAGTATAAGTCTAACATACAGAGAATGGCGGGTTCTTCCGTGGTTGCTGATGCAACTTGTGACTTTACAGATGCAGGTACTTTAGCACTTACTGAAAAAGTTTTAGAACCAAAAAACTTACAAATTAACTTAGATCTTTGCAAATCCACATTATTAGATTCTTGGGAAGCCCTACAAATGAGAGCAGGAGCAGGAGCACCACCACCTGCATCTTTTGATGACTATGTAATCTCTTATATGGGAGAAATTATAGCACAAGCAACAGAAGAAAGCATTTGGCAAGGAGCATCAGGAACAGGCGGAGAATTCCAAGGTTTCTTAGGTACTAATGGATATTTAATGCCAACAGGTACTAATGCTGATGCAACAGTTATTCAATCAGCAGCTTCAGGTGCTTACACAGCAGCTAACATTATAGCAAATCTACAAACTTTGACAGCTGATATGGCAGCTAACATTTCTGCTGTATTAAGAAAAGAGGACTTACATATTTATATGAATCCTAAAACTTATGCGTTCTATATTTCAGCAGTATCTACTTTAGGATATGTAAATGCTTACAATATGAATGGTGACTATGACCCTGTATTTGAAGGGTATAAAATCGCCGTTTGTCCCGGTCTGCTTGACAATCAAGTAGTAGCAGCAGAAAAGTCAAACTTATTTTACGGAACTGACCTGATTTCAGATGCGACTAGAATTACTTTGATGGATATGGCTGCTTTGGACGGAAGTGATAATATGCGTTTGGTAGCAAGATACTCAGGAGGTGTTCAAACAGGAGTAGGAGCAGATATAGTAAGACAATCATAATAACACAAAGAAGGGAGTGTAAAAGCTCCCTACTTTTTAACTTTTAAAACAAATAAACAATGGCATGTACAGCATTAACCAAAGGGCGTGGACTTGATTGCAATAGAGTATCAGGCGGAATTAAATTTGTATATTTTGGAGTTTATGACCAATTTACTGCACCAATAGAAACAGTAGGGATAGTTCAAGCGTCAGGAGAAATTTCAGATATTGAAATGGACACAGGGGGGCTTTATAGATATACTATGCCTTTAGGTGTAGCTAGTCTTACAGAAACTATCGTAGGTTCTAGGGAGAACGGAACGATTTACTATACTCCTTCATTAAGTGTAATACTTAACCGACTTACCAAAGAAGACCAAAATCAGGTGAAATTATTATCAGCGACTAAACTTGTATGTTTCGCACAATTAAACGCACAGCTAACAAACGGACATGACATAATAGTGGGACTAGGAGTTACTAATGGAATGGAACTTAATGCAGGTACTATTGACTCAGGGGCTTCTTGGGGTGACAGAGGGGGTTATACTCTTACCTTTGATGGAATGGAGCCAATACCTTTTCCAATGGTTGCGGACTATACGACTAACCCATTCGATAATGGAGCATTTACAGGTGTATCAATAACGACTTCATAACTTTAATTAGTAGTTTTCATATATTCTTGATTAGGGTGGCGTAATGCCACCTTTTTCTTTGTTAAAACCTTTACATAGCAAATAAAAACAGAGTTTTTCTATTATATAACATACTAGATACATTATGATACAAGCAATAAGAGAAACAGGCTTTACAGCATATATAAATACGAAAGCAAATCGTATTGATACTGCTGTTGCTTCTACACAGATAAGACACTTAATGAAGTTTACTAATGACTTAGATGGTGCTGTATTTTATGCTTATGCAAGAAGTGAAACTATCAATAATAGATACACCGAACTAGAGTTTTCTTATAATGCAATTCCTGATATTTATACAGGTAAAACTAAATTAATACCTGCAGGATATTACAAATATGAAGCGTGGGAAGTGAGTTGGGTAGGAGAAGTAACAATTACCTTAGGTAGTGCGCCTGCAACTGAAACAGATGTATTAGTAGTAAGCCCTACACATGGAATTGTACAGGGGCTAGTAGCAATAGGAAAACTTTACTTATCTGAAAAGTCAGGTAGTGAACAAGTACAATACACACAAAATTCACCTGCTTCTGAAACCAATTATATATGGTACGGACAATAATATTAAAAAATAAAAATTTAAAAAAATGGCAATAGAAAATGTACAACAACTTTTAACAGAGCAATTAGGAAAGAATAGATGTGATGTAATTACTACAACAGCTATGACAGGAAAAGATTACTACTGTATTTACTTCCCTGTAACTTCAGTAATATCATCAATTGCAGCAGCTAATGCAACAACAGCAGCAGGAAGTGCAATAGCAAATCTTCAAACGACTGTACCCGCAGGTACAAGTATTCTGTTAAACGTAACTGCAATCACTTTAACAAGTGGTATAGCTTTATGTTACTATGAGCAAGTCTTATAATGTTAGCAATTAAACTAGGTCAGTCTTTACCGAGTATTAATTCTGCTCTTATTAATGCAGATACTTATTCTATTCAATTAACAGGTACTGAATATGCAAGTGTTGATGGAGTGGTAAATGATGTAGATGTAACTGAAGGTAGTATCTCTTTATGGACTAAACAATCATCAACTTCAGGGAATGGTGTTGTTTTTAAAATGATAGCAGATGCAGAAAATTATATGCAAATATTTTATCATAATGGCACACAGCAAATGAGAGCTATATATGAAGCAGGAAATACATATAGGGCAGCAAATATGGCTACAGTAATTGAAGGTGATGGAGCGTGGCATCACATTTTAATGACTTGGAGCGTAACGGCTACTGATACAGTTAATATTTGGTTAGATGGTGTTAAACAAGCGCAATCACAAGTTGCAGCAGGTACTTGGTCAGGTTCACTTTCGGTTGCTGATATAGGACAAAATACAACTAATGGTAATTTCTATAAAGGATTTATTGATGAATTTTCTATGTTTGACAGAGTTGTAGATATTGGTGAAGTATATATTGCCAACAGACAGCCTATTAATGTAACAGGGGCTTCAGGATTGATTGGCTATTGGAGATTTGAGGAAGGTTCAGGATCAGTAGCTTCAGACAGTTCAGGAAAAGGAAATACAGGTACACTATTTAATAGTCCTGCTTGGACAACAGACACACCATAATATGAGAAAATATACAATAATACAAAAATCAGAATTAGCTAATATGGACTTTAGTTTACTATTAACAACTTCACAAGATACTGCTAGGCATAATTTGGATAGTTCAGAATTTATTGTTTCCTTTGAAGGTGATACGCCTACTTTTTTAGAAGGTGAAACTATCTATACAAATACAGAACTATTTGAAATTGTAGATGACTTAAATAATAATTGGACAGAAGACGAATAACTATGAAAGATAATATCATTAACATCAACTTAGAAACATCAACAAGTCCAACTATTACAGAAGTACGTGGTAGAGATTGGATTGAGTACGGAACGGAAGATTGGCGCAATCTCTATCCTCAGTTTCTAATAGACTTGTATTATTCAAGTTCAATTTCAGCAGCTATTATTAATGCCACTAGCGAGATGATCTCAGCAGAAGATTTAATTATTTCAGACGAAGAAGATAGGGACTTAGAAGCTAGAGTTAAATTACAGAACTTTTTAGATAGAGCAAATGGAAATGAAACTTTACATGAAGTTTTAAAAAAGGTAGCTTTTGATTTTAAACTTCAGGGTGCTTTTGCTTTGAATATAGTATGGTCAAAAGACAGAACACAAATCGCTGAAGTCTATCACGTAGGGGTTGAAAAGATTAGATGTGCTAGACC